TTGTGGGGGTTGCGACACATCGTCCACGACGTCCCGTCAAACACCGGGCGAGACTGGCAAAACTCCAGTTGCTCAAGCTCGGTGATTGGTTGCTCCATCTCCATCCTGAATCCCAGCGCCTCACAAAATGCTGGGAAACCGTCGAGGACCGGAAGGTCCTCCTGTTCCAAAATTATCACGCAGTCGTCCCCGTTGTTCACGAGGTCGAATTTGCCCACTTTTCCGCTTAAGTAAGAGTGGACAATTCCGCACATGATTATGGTGTTGCCAAGGCCAGTATTCATGTCACCGCTCATTCGGCCACCTTCGAACTTAAACGAGATGAAACCATCGCGGCATCTGGTTGAACCGCGATTTGAGCGCTGAAGTGATAGCAGGTGTAACAAGTACTTGTCATCGTAGTGACATTTAGCATATACAGACCCGGCCCACTTAAGCCAGGGGACCGATATGGACCTGTCGAATCGACTAGCGTCCGCACCAACCCCGACCGGGTTTGTATACTTGTTCCACTTGCGAACTATATGTTCGGCTTGCACCTGTGCGTTCATTCCTTTAAACACAGTTACGTCACCGTACACTCGGTTCACGGCTTTGTAGAGTACTCCTTCACACGGCCTTATATAACAGCCGATCTCTACATTGAACCGTGGAGTACGCGGGAATATGCCCCTAGGCACCAAAATTGCCTTACCCGCGTTTTCCTTCTGGGACTTGACGAATGGAGACAGCAACGCGTCCTTGCGCGCGTCAAACGGATCGAGAAGTAAGCTGTTCCTCGCGTGGTCATACAACTTCCGCTTGTGAGGTGGAGAAGAAACGACGAATTCGTCGTATGTCATCCTAGTCACCCGCGGGGCTGCTACCACCAATGCGCGCCAGAACTTGCGCATTGTCCGGTTGACGTGCGTTTCGGAAGGCCTGAACGGGGCCACCCAGTTGCCGTCTGTGTCTTGCCACACAAGCATTCGCTCGATGAGTGCATGGCATGTTGTTGCGACGTCGTTGTCAAACGTCGTCGCGTCCCAGGGGCCGGCAATGCCGGCCATGTTCGTGAGCGCCCTCCTGTGCGGCGCTTTGGTCCCCCCACCTTTTGCGATGCGCACTTGGCCCTTCCCACGAACCTTCCAGAAGCCCGGACTCGTTTCCGGTACTGAGGTTTTCGTGTTAGTGGCCCATCGCTTGGTGGGGCCCCGTCAGTCGACAGGGGTTCGCACCCACCACCTC